GAAGAATATAAAATTGGAAAAAATTGGTATGAAACACATTAAGTGTTGACAGACTATTTGTTATGTAGTATAATTCATTATATTTTAATAGCAACTAAGATTGCACTAATAAACTAAGGAGAAAATAAAATGCCAGTATTAAATGGTAAAGCCTATTGGGCATCTATATCTAATCCAAACACTACGTTTGAACCTGTTTGGACTATTGACTTAGCACTAGATAGTGCTAATAAAAAGAAGGCTATCGACTCAGGTCTTGCAGTGAAGAATAAAGATGATGAGAGAGGAGACTTTGTTACTATCAAAAGGAAGGTAACTTCTAAAAGTGGTAATCAAAATAATCCACCTTCTTTGAAAGACTCTCAGAAGAGAGATATAAAGGGAACATTGATTGGCAATGGTTCTGACGTTAATGTTCTTTATAAAACTTATGAATGGAGCTATGCAGGGAAGTCAGGCATTGGAGCAGACCTTCAGGCAGTTCAGGTTACTAACCTTGTAGAGTATACAGAGGGCGAGGACTTTGATGTTGTGCCTAATGGATACAAGTCAGGTGATAACTTGGATGATGAAATTCCTTTCTAGATTAAGCTAAATGCTGAAGTGGGTTGTGGTTGGTGGGATTTTTATAAGGAATTATTATGAATAAAAAAATAGATACATTGATAGAAGATATCTATAAAACTATTGATGAGGGTTTAGATAAACGTAAAGTCAATACAGATTTTTTGGATACATTCAAAAAGAATATAATGGCTTCTATTGACAGGTTTTTATTTGAGAAGAGAGAAGACCTGACTACGTTAAGGTTATCTCAAATAGGAAGACCTGATAGACAGTTATGGTATGATATTAAATCAGATGTTAAACCTAAAAAGATTGACGCAAAAACTAGACTAAAGTTTTTATATGGAGAAATGCTAGAGTCTCTTCTTATACTTTTAGCAGAAGCTTCAGGACATGATGTTTCTGAAATACAAAAGATGGAAGAAGTAGATGGAGTCAAAGGTCATAAAGATTGTAGAATAGATGGCACTCTTGTTGATATAAAGAGTGCATCATCCTATAGCTTCAAGAAGTTTAAGGATGGTTCTCTTGCTACCAATGACCCTTTTGGTTATATATCTCAGATAAGTGCATATGCAGAGAGTGCAGGTGATGACTATGCATCTTTCTTTGCAGTAGATAAATCTACAGGAGAACTTGCACTTATGCCTGTAGAAAGTATTCATATGATAAATGCTACAGATAGGGTCAAGCATCTGAAAGGAGTATTAAAGTCTTCTTCAGTGCCACCTAAATGTTATCCTGATGAGCCTGATGGTAAGTCAGGTAATAGAAAACTTGCAATAGGTTGTGTGTTCTGTGGATACAGAGAACATTGTTGGTCTGATGCCAATGGTGGCAAAGGACTAAGAAAGTTTAAGTATTCTACAGGCATACGATATCTAACTCAAGTTCATAAGACTCCTGACGTACAAGAAGTCTAATGCCTAAACATAAATTTCGTTCCAATTCAGAGTATAATACCTATTGCTTTTTGAAAGAAAATAAGGTATCATTCAAATACGAAAAGCTAACTATAAAGTATGAGTGGTTAGAATCCAAAAAGTATATACCTGATTTCGTTCTAAGCAATGGGATTATCCTAGAAGTCAAAGGCAGATTCGTACTAGAGGATAGAAAGAAACATTTGTTTGTAAAAAAACAATATCCTCACTACGACATTCGATTTGTATTTGATAATCCTAATAGAAAACTATACAAAAATGGAAGGATGACTTATGCAATATGGTGTGAAAAACATGGTTTCAAATATTGTAAAGCTAGTAGTGGGATACCAAAAGATTGGATAGCAAAATAAAAACAACTGTTAATTTTGTTGTTGAGGAAGATATCTTTAAAGAAAGAAGCACTCCTGAACAGACAATGTATATGTGTGTCATACTACAGGCTTTACTAGACGCAACAAAACCTAAATACAAAGGTGAACCTGAAGCATCTATACTTGAAAGAGACAGAGCAAAGGCTTGGTTCTTTGCTTCTGTAGGTGTTACCTCAGAGGACTTTAAGATTGTATGTGACTATGCAAATATAGACTATAACTATATGAGAGAGTTCGCATTTAAAGTTTTAAAATCAGGTGAAGTAGAATATACAAGAAAACGAATCAACGCAGTGTTAGGACATTAAAATGAAAAGCAACTTATTACCAACAGAGAACCAAAATTTTATTGCTCTATCTAGATATGCAAGATGGCTAGATGATGAGCAAAGAAGAGAGACTTGGACAGAGACTGTCTCAAGATACTTTGACTATATGCAAGGATTGCATGGAAATATTATAACTAAATCCCTAAGAAGAAAACTAGAAGATAAAATACTAGGACTAGAAGTTATGCCTTCTATGAGAGCATTAATGACTGCAGGTCCTGCTCTTAAAACCTGTAATGTTACTAGCTATAACTGTAGTTATATTCCTGTAGACTCTGTAAGAGCATTTGATGAGTGTATGTATATACTTATGTGTGGCACAGGTGTAGGTTTCTCAGTTGAAAGAAGCAACGTAGACAAACTTCCTATTGTCAATGAACACTTTGAAGATAGTTCTACAATTATAAAGGTTGCTGATTCTCGTTCAGGTTGGGCAAAATCATTAAGAGAGTTAATAGCAATGTTATATGTAGGACAGATACCTACTCTTGATGTATCAGATGTAAGACCTGCAGGAGCAAAGCTAAAGACTATGGGTGGCAGAGCTTCAGGTCCTGCTCCTCTTATTGACTTGTATAACTTTTGTGTAGGTATATTTAAAGGTGCAAAAGGTAGAAGACTATATCCTATTGAGTGTCACGACCTTATGTGTAAGATAGGTGAAGTTGTAGTTGTAGGTGGTGTAAGACGTTCTGCTCTTATCTCTTTATCTAACTTAGGTGATGACCAAATGAGACACGCAAAGTCAGGTAAATGGTGGGATAATGAAGGACAAAGGTCACTAGCTAATAACTCTGTGGCATACAAGACTAAACCTGACATGGGAACTTTTATGAGAGAGTGGTTAGCACTATACGAGTCTCACTCAGGTGAGAGAGGTATATTTAATAGACAGGCAGCCATTAATAAAGTAAAAGAGAATCGTAGACGTAAGGCTTCTGAAAAAGAAAATCCTGTAGAGCCTGAAGACTATATTCAGTTTGGATGTAATCCATGTTCAGAAATTATTCTTAGACCTTATCAGTTTTGTAATCTAACTGAAGTTGTATGTAGAGCTACAGATACTATAGAAACTTTGAAAGAAAAAGTAGAAGTGGCAACTATACTAGGAACACTTCAGTCTACTCTTACTGACTTTAAATATCTAAGAAAGGTTTGGAAACAAAATACAGAAGAAGAAAGACTGTTAGGTGTTTCTCTTACAGGTATACTTGACTGTCCTATTCTTTCTCCTGATAGTGGTACACTAGAAGGAACTTTAGAAGAGCTTAGAGAAGTTGCAGTACAAACAAATAAAAAGTATGCTAAGATGTTAGACATACCTCAGTCAACTGCAATTACCTGTGTTAAACCTAGTGGAACTGTTAGTCAGTTAGTTGACAGTGCATCAGGTATTCATGCAAGACACAGTGAGTACTACATCAGAACTGTAAGAGGTGGTAATACAGACCCTCTCACACAGTTTATGAAGGATGTAGGTATCCCTGCAGAGCCTGACTTAGGTAAACCTACCACGACTACAGTGTTTAGCTTTCCTACCAAGTCTCCTTCAGGTGCAGTAACTAGAACTGAAATGACTGCCATTGACCAACTTCAATATTGGTTAGTATTTCAGAGACATTGGTGTGAGCATAAACCTTCTGTAACTATATCTGTTAAAGAATCTGAATGGATGGAAGTAGGTGCATGGGTATATAAAAACTTTGATGAAGTATCAGGTATTTCATTTCTACCTTTTAGTGAGCATACATATCAACAAGCTCCTTACCAAGACATAAACGAGGAGCAGTACAATACCTTCTTAGAGAAGATGCCTAACTATATTAATTGGTCTCTTCTAAAAGAATATGAGAAGGAAGATACCACAATAGGTAGTAAAGAGTTCGCCTGTACTGCAGACTCTTGTGAGATTGTGGATATACAATGATAGGAAGTGAGTTTGGAGACTTTCCAAATTGGTGGCAACTGTGGTTGATTGGTGCTATCACTCTTAACACTGTTCTTAATGCAATAGTATTCTTTAGAGGAAGAAAGGTATTTAATTC